TCTTGGTAGATTGGCAATGGGTGCTGACTATCTAAACCCTGCTGCTGCTGTTGAGTTGTTCTGTGGAACAGCTACTAAGCCTGCTGCATTCGGTTAATATACATATGGGGAGTTAACGCTCCCCTTTTTTTTATCTAATTTTATGGCTTCCACGACAATTGATACCGAGACCGAACTCTCCGCAGTTAACTCAATACTGGGAGCTATCGGTCAGTCCCCAGTAACTTCTTTAGTATTTACTAACCCAGAAATATCCTTCATATATAATTTATTAAGAGATGCTAATGTAGATGTACAGAATGAAGGCTGGCATTTCAACACAGAAAAGCATGTTAAATATACACCTGATTCAACTACAAATAAGATAACTATAGGTAACGATATCCTAAAGATGGATGTTACTGAAGGTTGGTCTAGAAAGCATTATGATGTAGTTAAAAGAGGTGGGTTTCTATATGATAAGTATGATCACACAGATGTATGGGATGATGTTACAGAAATGTATCTAGACATCACACGCCTCTTTACTTATGTAGACTTACCTGAAGTATTTAAAAGATATATAGTATATAAAGCTTCTACTAGAGCTGCTACACAACTAGTAGGTAATCCACAATTAGCTAGATTACTAGCTCAACAAGAAGCTTTAGCTAGGGCTACCTGCTTAGAGTATGACTGTAATCAAGGTAATCACAGTATGTTTAACTTCCCTGAAGATTCATCCTTTACTACCTATCAACCATGGAGAACGCTTAGAAGATAATGGCATCAATTACACAAAGTATACCAAACTATACAGGTGGTATATCAGAACAACCAGATGAAAGAAAGTTTCCAGGTCAAGTAGTTGATTCAATTAATGCTATACCAGATGCTACTTATGGATTATATAAGAGACCTGGATCTAAGAGAATAGGTACTTCACCATTAGCTTCTGTAGCTTCTGGTGGGTCTTGGTTCCACTACTATAGAGATGAGACAGAAGGTTCATACATAGGACAAGTACAAACAGATGGTACATTGAATGTCTGGAGATGTTCTGATGGTACTAAGATGACTACAGCTTATGGTACTGGTGGTGAATCAGCTATTAAGACATACTTGTCTGCTTCTAACACAGAAGATGTACAGTTTCTAACTATCAATGATACTACCTTTGTCAATAATAGAGATACGACAGTAACTATGAGTGGTACTACTCCTGGGTACCCTGAAGCTCACTTTGCATATGTAGAGATACTTAGAACAGAGAATGGTAGACAGTATTCTCTTAATGCATACAGTGCTGAAGGTACGACAAACGTTACTAGAGCTACTAGACTAAAAATTAATTCAGATACTTTAGATGAAGGTGGTGGTACAGGTACATGTCCTGGTATTGGCACACAAGTATTTAGTGTAGATAGTGGATCTAAAAAGAATCTTATATTCCGTGTCACAGCTTTAGGACAACAAGGTACACTAAATAATACAGATGACTCATCTATTAGTGCTAATACTTATGCTTGTTCATATAATAGACAAGTACAATTACTGCATGGTGGAGAAGGTTGGACTACTGGAGATACAACAACAGTTACTTTAGATCAAGCTAAAACTAGTTATAATTATAATATACGAGTAGAAGACCATGAAACTGTACCAGTCAAAGCTGATATAAAAGCAGTACGTCCAGCACCCACACCCTTTGATGCTGATACAGCTGTAACTATTGATACTATTATAGGTGGTATAGTACAAGAATTATCAGGTACAGGTATTACATGTACTGTTATTGGTAACGGTATCTACATGACTAAGAGTAGTGCTTTTCAAATAGAAGTACTAGATAAAGATTTAATGAGAGTCATGCAGTCTACTGTTAATGATGTATCACTTTTACCTAGTCAATGTAAAGATGGTTATTTAGTTAAAGTTAGTAATTCTCAAGAGTCAGAAGATGATGACTACTTCCTTAAGTTTGAAGGCGAGAACAGTAAAGATGGTCCAGGTTCTTGGGTAGAAGTAGCAGCTCCTGCTATAACTAAAAGCTTTGACTTGGCTACTATGCCTCATGTTATACAACGTACAGCTTCAACTACATTCACTGTTAAACAATTTTCATATCCAGATAGAGTAGTAGGAGATGATAATACTAATCCTATCCCGACATTTGTAGGAAAAAAAATTAATAAGGTTTTATTCTTCCGTAATAGGATAGCTTTTTTAGCAGGAGAAAATGTTATTACATGTCAACCAGGAACTTTAGGAGAACCTAATTTTTGGGCTAAAACTGCTTTAGCTGTATCTACATCTGATCCTATAGATATATCTAGTAGCTCTATGTTCCCATCAGATCTATATGATGGTATAGATATAAATGCAGGTCTATTAGTATTTAGTAGTAATCAGCAATTCTTATTATCATCTGACGATACAATAATGAATCCTGATACTGCTAAGTTAAGGAGTATATCTACATATAATTATAATATAGACATACCTCCTATATCTATGGGAGTATCAGTAGGTTATATAGATAACTCTGGTAAGTATAGTCGTTTCAATGAGATGATTAACACTGCTAGAGAAGGAGAACCGACAGTAGGAGAGACAAGTAAAATTGTTCCATCTTTACTACCTAAAGATATAGATTTGATAACTAATTCTAGAGAAAATCAATTAGTATTGTTTGGAAAGACTGACTCAGATATAGTGTACGGGTTCAAGTATCTTCAGATAGGAGACAAACGTCAACAAGCATCTTGGTTTAAATGGAAATTAAATAATCCAATTAAATACCATTTCATTATTGATGATGATTATTACTTCTTAGATACAGATAACTTCTTACAGAAGATGAGTATTGTACAAGCTGATGCTGATATTAGTATTGATCAAGATAATGTTAATTACTTATTACATCTAGATAACTATACAACAGTTGCTAATGGGTCTTATAATTCTACTACTAAAGTAACTACCTTTACTAACCAATCTGATTGGATAGATCAAGTTACATCACCTAATGGTACACTAGTACTTGTTGACAGCAATACTAACTCTACAAGAGTTGGTAGGTATGCAGCATGTACTGTTGTTAATGGTGATGATTTTACAGTACCAGGAGATTGGTCTAGTGCTACATTAAATATAGGATACTTATATGAATATAATGTTAAGTTCCCTACAATATATAGTACTAAGCAAGATGGCAATAGAATTGTAGCAGATGTTAATGCTTCCTTAATTGTACATAGAATTAATCTGAGCTTTGGTAAAGTTGGTCTATATGAAACTTCTTTAACTAGAGTAGATAGAGCTGACTATACTGAAGTATATGAATCTCCAGCATTAAATCAATATAATATATCTGATGCACCTTATGTAGCTGAAGTAGTGAAGACAATACCTGTGTATGAGAAGAATAAGAATGTAGATATAACACTTAAATCTAGTCACCCTGCTCCAACCACATTACACTCAATGTCATGGGAAGGAGACTATTCACCTATGTTCTATCAACGTGTCTAAATTTGATATACAAAAACTAACAATTGAGGCTGCTTACGAGGTAGCCTCTAATTTGCTTCTAGAAGACCGTAGAGAGGTCGAAGAAGGTCATGGGATAGATCCTATAGATATAGCTCATTTGGCTATTCAGAGACCCTCTGCGATATCTTTCACTGCCCCTAACGGCAAGACTGCCGGAATGGCTGGCATAGAAGATGATGGAATTGTTTGGATGTTATGTACTCCAGTGATTCATCAATACCCGATTGCATTTGTTAAAGGAGCTAAGGAATTTATTGATGGTCGAACCATTCCTTTTATCCATAACATAGTAGATGCAAGAAACAAAGTCCATTTAAAGTTACTAAAGTTCTTAGGCTTTAAATTTTTAGAAGAAATTTCTTACGGACCAAACAAATTAACATTTATAAAATTTACACATGGGACTATTTGATAGTATATTTGGTACTCCTAATAAAGATGCAGCTGAAGCTAAACAAGCAAACCTAATGCACAACCAGTTGTCTTTAGGCAACCAACTGCATAATAAAGGTACTACTGGCAAGATAATGCAAGAATTATCCATACAGAATTATGGAAAAACATTATCTAATATGGATAGAGCTATTACTCATGCTCAGAGTAAAGCATTTAAAACAGCTGAATCTATAGCAAGAGTAAGAGCTTTAAGAGGAAAAGTTGATACAGGTGGAAGAAGCACAAGATTCGGTGACAATCAAAATAAAATGTTACTATCTCAACTGGCTAAAGCAGAAACCTTTCTAAGATATTCACAAGGAGAGAAGAAGGGTCTTGTACAAAATGCTGCTTTAAGAAAATACCAATCAGATTTCTCTAAAGCTAATGCTATGATAGGTATTGGTGTAGGAGCTAAGAAAGGTGTTACATATACCTCAGATAATAATGCATTGAAGTTTGCTAAGTTAGCTATTAGTGTAGCTACAGCTGATCTTGGTGGTGCGTTCGGACAAATGAGTGACGCAACTGGTGGAGGTGATAGGACTTTTGCACAATGGATTACTAGACAGGGTTATTAATTATGAACAACATACAATTCGCAAATAGTGATCTAGGCAGTATTGATCTAGATAAAGCTGATTTACTTAAAGAAAAACCCTTCACTGATTTAACTACTGCTACTGGTGAGGCTATAAAAAATTCTATAGCAACTAATAATGCAATAACAAAATCAATTATTAAAGGTATAGAAACAGGTAAAAAAACTAGAGAAGAGAATATTAAATTCTTCACTGAATTTGCACCTAAACAGGCTGGTAAACTTTATGGTGCTTGGAAGGGTATCAAAGAAGATAGATATTGGCTAGGACAGAAATATGATACAAAGAAATTAACAGAAGATCAAGGCGAAAGATACGAATTAAATAATGCTATTCAAGGTATAAGTGACGAGACAAGTAATATATTTGCTGCAGTTGGTGACTATGAGAGTGCAAACGCAGCAAAGGAGGGTAGAAGAAATCGTGAAACTAATACTTCTTTACTTAATGCTTATTGGACAGCAATTAGACCTGATCTCTATACAAAAATAGGTAATATAGAATTTGAGATTGGTGGTAAAACATATACTTATGCTGGATCAGAAGATAAGCCTGAAATTAGAAAAGAAATTAGAAAAAGAGTTGATATAGCTATAGCTTCTCATGCATATAGTTCTGGTCAGTTTTCTAAATCAGAAATATTAGATGGTATACTTTTAAAGTCTGCTAAAGAAAACGATAAATTAGTAGTACAAGAATTAGCTGCAGTAGCAAAGAATAATCAGGTACAATTCTACAATGAACAGAATAAGGAATTCAAAACTAAACTTCAAAATAATGAGCCATCAGCTTTAACACTTAGTATTAATAGTGGAACTCTCTTAATTCAAGCTCAGCAACTAGAAGCGAAGAAAGCTGAAGTAGAGTATACAGGGCAATCAGTATCAGATATGTCTATGGGGAGGGTTGAGACTGTATTACAGATGGAGCAAATTGGACCTGATGCTGGAGGTATATCTACTGAAACTGCTATAGCCGCATTGACTAATAGTGACGTACCTTTAATATGGTCAGATGGTAGTAAACATGAAAATATAATAGCAGCCTTAGATGCTAAATTCCCTGCTAATGGAGGAAGAGGTCAAGGTATATTAAAAGAATTAAATAAAAATATTGAAAATAAATGGAATGAGAAAAAAAGTGCTAATAAATCAAAAGCTGGTTTGTTAGTTAATGATGCAAGAACTGAGTTAGGGAAAATAGAATCTGATTTAGACTGGACTGCAAGAGTAACAAAATTAGAACAAGATCTAATCAATCAATTCGGAAGTGAGTGGCAAGAATATGTCCAGCAGAAGGACGTTGATCTGATTTCTAATAAAGATACTCATTGGTTTAAAGCACTAGAGAAAAAACAACTTATAGAAAAGAAGTATAATAGTGTACCTCCAGCTCCTGTAAGTGAGGAGGAAATAGCTGCATTACCATTAATTATGCAGGATGAAATACTTACAAAGTATAAAGGCAGAGTATGGGGTATTGCAGATACTTTTGAAGTTGAGAACCTTTTTAAAAAGACCTTATTAAATAGTCGTACATATGATCTTGTATGGGGCACTAGTGATAAAATGGGATATGAAGAAACTAATTTAAGAGCTGAATTAAATAGTGAACTGATAGGCTATTATAATAAAAATAGAGAGACAATGAATCATGCGGATGCTCTAAGAGAAGCTAGGCTTCAACTGGAAGAAAATTGGAAGGAATGGGCACCAGCGTTTGATCCTAAGCATAAAGATCATAAACAAAAAAAAGAGGACTTTAAACTATATATGCTAGGATTAGCTAAACCTGGCATTGGATATAAAGGTAAAGAAAATGACGAACAATTCAAGTCACGTATAAGACAAACTAAAAGCTTTATTAATAATGTCATTAGTAATAATGATAGAGATGATAACCTAACTCTATTCTTAGGAGAAGAAAGACTTGCAGGAGAAACAGATAGTAACGTAAAATTTTTACAGAGATGGATTAATGCAGACGGTAACATACCAATAGATACCTATTATAAAAATTTATCCAGAGCATCAGGTATACCTGTAAAAAGACTTCTTTTATATAGAACTATGGGTTTACAGAATGCATTGAAAGGTGAAGACGATGATTTGTATAAAGATAAAATTAAGAATCTTAGGAAATTAATTGACGATGAAGATCCTATTAGTGAAGCTTTACAGAATTCTAATAGCATGAATTCAGCAAATCTAATTCTATTTAATAATGATGTTCAACAAAATACTGATTACCTACCCAGTCAATTCACTAATGTAGCTAAAGATTTCAGTGAAAAAAATGAAAGCTTAACAGCCTATGACTACATAGCAAATGTTGATGGAGGTAACTATAAACACAGTGAACCTTTAACTAGTGTCAAGCTTCAAGATATATCATCATTAGGTGAAGATCAAGAACAAAGCTCTAGAACTTTATTTGGTCAAGGTAAATTTTATAATATTGGTGCCTTTGGTATTGCTAATGAAACTGAATTTAATCGTATATACAGTCAGTTACTTCAACAAGGTTTAGTTAAACCTGAACAAGAATTTAATGAAGCTACTCAACTTTTATTTTATAAGCAAGCCTTAATTAATAAAAATCAAAAATACCAATGGATTACTGGTACTACTCAAACACCTACTGATTTACCAGATGAAGAGTTAGCTGCATGTGGATTAGGAGATCAACAGTATCCTCTAAATAAAGAACTATGCGACCTTATACACAAAAAATATTCAAGTAAAAACAAATGAACATAGAATCAGTTGATCAAGACTCAACTATACCGTCTTTCACTGATGATGAAAGAGAATATTTAGAGGGTCTTAGAGACGAAAAAAGAGGAGGTATTGAAAGTGTTGTACAAGATGTTACAGCTCGAGAAGTACAAGAAAGAGAAGATCCTAGAACAGCAGAAGGAGGCGGTGGTTTTAGAGGAGTTGTAAAAGAAGTACAATCAGCTTTATCTGGTGGTCTACAAGATACAGCTTCTTCTTTTGCTACACTTCCAGAACGTACTGTGGATATGTTCTCTGGTGAAATGCAGAGAGAAAGAAAGGAGAAAGGATTCTACAGACCGGATTGGTCTCCTTTTACAGATTATGAAAACCCTATCATTACTAATACATGGTGGGGTTCTTTGCTAAGAGGTACAGTACACTTTGGTACTATGGCTGCTGCTGTAACTGGTGGTGCTGCCGCTGCAGGTATATCTGCTCCAGCATCTTTAACAGGTGTAGCTGGATATAGTTTACTTAGAGCTGCTGGTATCGGTGCTGCAGCTGACCTTCTATCAAAAGAAACAGATGGTCATAATGCTCTTGCTATGATGAGAGATAGACATGGCTGGATGGATACTCCATTATCTACAAAAGATACTGATCATCCTATGTGGATGAAGTTTAAGAATATTGTAGAAGGTATGGGTATTGGTCTTGTATTTGACGGTGCTACAATGATACTAGGTAGAGGTGGTGGTGCAGTAAGAAACCAAGTAAAGAATAGAAAAGCTAGTATTGAGTATCAAACTCTAAAGAAAGGTGTTAGAGAACTCAGAAAGAATGAGTTTGGTGCTAGTAAAAATAAGAACATAGCGAATGCACATCAAGGAGCACATCAATCTGAAGTAACCCCAGGTCAAGCTAGAGAGCAACTGAAGAGAACAAGAACAGAGTATGATGCTGAAGATGGTTCAACAGGTTCTGTAACTACACCAGTTCAAAGAGAACGTGTTGCAGAAACAGGAGAGATGACAGAGGAAATAGTTGATGGAGTCCTTAGAGGCTTAATGAGTGATCAGAAATTCCAAAGTGAATTAGCTGACATAAGAGCTGGGAGACAAACCTTAATGGATGTTTATGGAGATGCAGTTGCAACTCATCAACGTATGGCATTAGGTAGAGAAGCAGCCGAGATGACAGCTGAAGATTATCTTAATGAAATGTATAGATCCTCTATTAAGTATGATATAACTGATGATGCTGGTAATGTTGTTGAGACTATCGAGACTTGGACTACTAAGAATATAGTAGCAGGTGATCTAGTAGTAGGTTCTTTACTTAAACAGTTAAGAGATAACGGTATAGCTGGTAGAGAATTATCTGACTTTGTTAACTTAATAGAACAAGACGGTCCTATGCAGCAGGTATTTGATACTATGATGACTGCTATGACTGAGATAAAGAGAGCTAGAGCATGGTCTTCTGATTCATTTAGAGCTATAGGTGCAGGTAAAATAGGTAGGAAACAAGCTATTGAAGATGCTGTTAAAGCAGATATGAAAGATACTAAGGATGCTATTCTTAGTGTTTTACAAATAGCTAAAGATGATAAGAATGATGACCTATTATTAGCTACATTTGAGTTATTCTCTGCTATGAAAACAGTAAATAACTTAGATGACTTTGATGCTTTCTGTAGAAAGATGATTAAAGGTGGTCAATTAGAGCCTGGTGGTCCTGATAGGACTGGTGCTTTGCTTAGAGAGATGGAAGGTATGATGGTTCATAGTGTACTTAGTGGTCCTAAAACAGCTATGAGAGCTGTTATGGGTACAAGTACAGCTACATTCTTACGTCCTATGTCAACCGTTATAGGGGCTACAATAAGAGGAGATCAAGCGACTATGAGATCAGGATTAGCTTCATTGAATGCAATGGTACAAGCTATTCCAGAATCCTTTGAAATCTTTAAAACAAAACTTAACTCCTACTGGAGTGGTGATGTATCTAGTATGAAGACTAGATTCTCTGAATTCACTAAAGGTGATGAGAACTGGGAACTACTTAGACGTTGGGCAGAAGATAGCGGTAGAGCTACTAAAGGAGATCAAGCTGCATTTGCTTTAGCAAACCAAGCTAGGAACTGGAATAACAATAGCTGGCTAACTTACTCTACAAAACTAATGGCAGCTACTGATGATGCTTTTAGACATATCTTAGGTAGATCTAAGATGAGAGAGAAAGCTGTTAGATCAGCTATGGATGCTCAGAGTAAAGGTTTAATTGCTGATGTCAATCCTGCCTTAATTAGTGTATTTGAAGAAGATTTCTATAGACAAATCTTTGATGCTGATGGTAATCTTTTAGATGAAGCTACTAAGTTTGCAGCAAAAGAAGTAACACTTACACAAGAATTAACTGGATTCTCTAAAGGATTGAATGATGTATTTACTGCTAACCCATGGGCCAAGCCTTTCTTTCTTTTTGCACGAACTGGTGTTAATGGTCTTGCATTAACTGCTAAACATACCCCTGGATTTAACTTCCTAGTTAAAGAATTTAATGATATAGCTTTCGCTAATCCAAAAGATCTAAGTAACGTAGCACAATATGGAATAACATCTATTAATGAATTAGCTAACGCCAAAGCACTACAAACAGGTAGACTTGCTATGGGATCATCTTTAGTAGGTTTAGCTAGTTGGTCTTGGATGAATGGTAATATGTCTGGTAATGGTCCAGTAGATAGACAAACTAGACAGCTATGGTTAGATGCTGGATGGAAACCTAGATCATTGAAAATAGGTGATGTATGGGTTAGTTATGATTCTATAGAACCATTTAACCAAGCATGGGCTATGATCGCTGATGTAGGTGATGCTAGTATGTTAATGGGTGAAGAATGGACAGAAGATCAACTTCAAAAAATCTCACTAATTGTCGCTCAAGGTATAGCAAGTAAGTCTTATTTACAAGGTATGCAGATGTGGGTAGATACTTTTGGTGGAGCACCTGGAAGTTGGGGTAGAATGGGTAGTTCTTTACTCAATAATACTGTACCTTTATCTAGTTTAAGGAATGAAATGGGTAAAATACTTACTCCTCATCAACGTGAATTAGGTTCTAGTATAACTGATGCGATAAGAAATAGAAACTTAGCTACTGAAAATATAGCAGCTGACCCATTACCTATCAAATATGATATATTAAATGGTAAGCCTTTAAAAGATTTTGACTTCTTAACTAGAGTTGCTAAATCTTTCTTACCTGTAGATTTTAGTTTAGAATATAGTCCTGGTAGACAACTACTAATTAATAGTGGTTTTGATTTAAGATTCTTCACTTATACTGCTCCTGATGGTACAGACCTTTCTGATTCTCCAGAGATTAGATCTATGCTTCAAGAAGAATTAGGTAAATTAAATATGGAATCAGAATTCAATAGAATGGCTAGGAATGATGGTATTCTTGCATCTATATCTCAAATGGATGAGGATAGATCATCTGGATATAGAGGAGATTATGAGCCTAGAGATTATTTCCATAATATACAAATACGGAAATTAGTAGAAGAAAAGAAGAAAATAGCATGGGCAAAATGCTTAGAAAGATTAGAAGTTCAGAACCTAGCTTCAGTTCAAGTTGATAAGAAACTAAAGAGAAAACTTAAACAGTACCAAACTACCCCCACATATAATCAACTATTAACAATGTATAAATAAATGGCAACAACATTCGTAGAATATAATGGGGATGGACAAAATGGTAAACAATTCTCATTTCCTTCAATACAAGAATCTGATATAAAAGTAGAAGTTGATAAAGTCATTAAAACTACTAGTACACATTATACTATTAGTAACTATACAACTACTGGTGGTGGTCAGATTGATTTCACTTCAGGTAATATACCTGCAGCTGGAACAGCTATACGGATATTCCGTGATACAGATGTAGATGCTGCTAAAGCTACTTATACAGCTGGAGCAGCTATTAAATCTGGAGATCTAAATAACAACCATAATCAACTTCTTTACGCTCTACAAGAAGAACAGAACCAACCAAGTCAAACTAGAAATATAAATGTTAAAGCAGTTACTACAGCTGTTTTAGACGATGATTCTGTTACTGCAGCTAAGATAGCTGACGATGTGGTTAATTCAGAACACTATGCAGCTGATTCTATAGATACTGAACACTACGCTCCAGCGTCTGTAGACACTACAGCTTTAGCAAATAATTCTGTAACTTCTGCTAAGATAGTAGATGGTACTATAGTTAATGCTGATATATCCTCATCTGCAGCGATAGATGCATCTAAGATAGTATCAGCATCGAGCTCAGTAGCTGGTACTATGTCATCTGCTGATAAAGCAAAGCTAGATGGTATAGAAGCTAGTGCTACAGCCGATCAGACTGATGCTGAAATTAGAGCTGCTGTAGAAGCTGCATCTGATAGTAATGTATTTACTGATGCTGATCATAGCAAGTTAAATGCTATAGAAGCTTCAGCTACTGCTGACCAAAGTAATGCTGAGATCAGGGCTGCTGTAGAGGCAGCTACTGACTCAAACGTATTCACAGATGCAGATCATAGTAAGTTAAATTCTATTGAAGCTAGTGCTACAGCCGATCAAACAGCTAGTGAAATTAGAACCCTTGTAGAAAGTGCTAGTGATTCCAATGTATTTACTGACGCAGATCATTCAAAATTAAATGCAATTGAAGCTAGTGCAGATGTAACTGACGCAACTAACGTTAATGATGCTGGAGCTGTGATGAACAGCGATACAACTACAGCTTCTATGCAATTTGTTGTAGATGAAGATAATTTCGCTTCAGATTCAGCTACTAAAGTACCTACACAACAATCAACTAAAGCTTATATTGCAGCAACATCACAGCCACTTGACTCTGATCTCACAACGCTTTCTAGTATGCAGTCAGGTACTGCATCTATTCTGGCAAGTGGTACTGCTCTCACCTCGACTACTGCGGAACTTAACCTGTTGGACGGCAAGAGCGTTGTCACAGCAGTTAGCGGTAGTTCTACTGACGTACAGTTACCGACTGCAAAAGCCGTTAACGATCAAATCCTGGCTATCACTCAAGCAGCTGGAGGATTCTATCCGATAGCTAATGAAGTATCCTTTCCTAATACTAACCCTGATCCTGGTGATGATGCAGGTACCATTGTGTCTATTGCAGATGCTGGCGGTATAGTAGTTAATGGGTCTGGTGTAAGTACAACTGGTCGTACATTAGGTGGTACAACTGTAACAATTAATGGTATTGATTCTTCTCTTTATAGCTCTACAATAGCAGCTGGTAAAGGAATGTTAGTACAGACAACAAGTACATTAAATACATATACATACCATAGACTTGTAGTAGATGAAGCTGGTGTAGCTAATGCTCAGTCCTTAGTATCTGACTTTAACGAAAGATATCGTACTGGTTCTTCTAACCCTACAT